CTGAATGAAATTGAGCTGTCGAGCTTCTGGCAAAATGGCAAAGCCTGGCCCGTAGCCCCAGCCTGAATTGCCAATCAATGCATCGTAGGAAAGGTAACGGCCAACGGTGTAAGGGAAGCCATCATAACCACCTTCTTGCACAATCTTGGCGCTCGACTTCTCGACGTAAGCCGAAAGATACCGTTTCTTGGTCTTAATGTTGTATTCGTTAGACCCAACCTTGGACGGGTCGCGAGGCTCAACAATGTGAATGAACTCAAAAGATTTACTGCGATTCGCATTTTCACTGGCCAATGAATCTTTGATCAGCTTAGGCAAGTTCTCGTTTCCAAACTTCTGCTCTGCTTGCTCTGCAGTCAGTTCAAACTCACGAATAAAGCGATAAACCTTGCCGAATGGGTCGAGTTCAAAAACATAAGTGCCGATCTTGATTTTCTCAAATCGCAGACGATTGCCCTCGCCCATCTCTGAAAACATAGCGCACGTCCCAAAATTCCACAGGTCGGCAACTGATTCCAAACGCTCAAGCTGGAAGTTACTGCGGCTGTTAACCTCTTGATTGAGAATCTGTGAGCACTCAGACAGCCAGCCTTTGACTGCATCGGAGCTTTTGAGTTTTAGGTTAGGCTTAAGCGCAATCCACGGCTGAGATGCTGGCGTTGTCCATGAGGTATAAGCTGACACAGCACGCTGCACCGAGTCTGTAGCGGTCGCATCGTAGATTTGCGCCTCTTTGTTACTGTCAGGCATGTAGCGCTTGCTCGTAATGCCAGCCTTTCGAGGCGATACATAATCGGCAATCTCCTGCCAAATCTGATCATGGGTTGAGACACGCGCAGTCTTGAGCCGATCAAATGTCTTGATCCAGCGTTGAGTTTGTTCAGTGCCTTCGGTCATGATTATTTCATCGTCATTGACGGTGATCCCATTTTTGAGGCCGCTGTAAGCTTAGGTGCTAGAAGTTTACCCACTCGACTTGTGCCTGTGTAGCCTGTTTCAGGCGGTGGCGCATTGTTGACCATCACACCTTCTCCACCCATTCCAAGCGCTCCCATGCTGCCTAGTGCGCTCATTGGTGCCAAGGGATCTGCTGGGTTGATCGTCTTACGCAGACCGCTCCGACGATTGGCAGATGAATAAGCCTGCTCACCTGCTGCGCTGTCGGCGCGAACTGGTGCTGGCGGCGGTGGCGATGGTTTTGGTGCTTTCGGAGATCCTCCGTTGCATGGCGGCATTGATTGCCAACCAATCCGCTCATAAAAAGCAGGTGCTGGGATTAAAAGGTCAAAGACGTCGGCCATGATTCCGCGATTCTCTCACTTTTGAGAAAGAAGGCAAATCATTTTTGAGAAAGCGGGAGCTTGGCGACCAATCGGCGCATCCTTTGATAATCTAGCCAGAAGATCTCGCCGCCATCTTCGCGGCAGAATCCCATCCAGCGCCTTGTCTCTTTGCGCGGATCAACCTCCATAAATTCTTGCACGTTACCTACTGCCAAAGTTACGAAAATCGCCTCCTGCTGGCAATCATCACCAAATTCGCGCACGGCATCAACGGCCAGAATGAAACACGTTGGCGAGCTGTAGATGTAGCTGGAGTCATCCAAGTGCTCCAGTAATGTCTTAGTAAAGTCCATGCCGAGTTCGGCGGCTAGGAGTGCTGCTTGTTTCTGTGGTGTCATTTGATGGTCATTTGATGGGTTTTTTGCCAATAGAAGCGATTATTTTTAAAGTCATCTTTGATTTTATTGCTAATCCAAATCGGAATGTAGATCAAGATAGCCTGAAGAGGAATGATCCAAAGTAAGTCTCTAAGCTTCATAATATAATCGTGGTAAACTGTGTATAATTGCGACTTTCAATTGAACTTGCGACTTTCAATTGAACTTGCGAGTTTGAGTAGGCTTGTCGTTGGTCACGCGATTGTGTCTCATTCGTGTCTCATTCGTGTCTCATTCGTGTTTCATTCGTGTTTCATGTCTGTTGCCATTCCTGGCGCTTGCGTGGCCCTTCTGGCGAGTTGTATCCTGCAATCAATCCAAGTCGATCCGCCTCGGCCATTGTTCGCACGCCATCAGCAACGTGAGATGCCCAGGTATGCAATGGCACATTCTTAACAACGCCAGAGGATGAGTCAGGTGCCATCTCGTAAGCTTTAAGCCCTTTGACGCCAGTCTCGCACGCCGGAAGCCTGAACTCAAAGGTTGGCATCAATCCCATGACGTAGTCAATACCCTGCCAAACGTCTGGAATGACAGGGACAATCACAAGGTTGGTGAAGCCGGCTGCCTTTGCATCGCTCTCAAATGTAACGCCATTTCGCTGCGTCTGCCGTGCATCATGTGGCAGGTAGTGCTTTCCATACGAGTAGCCTTTGGCTTGCATGTGCGCGAATCGCTCTGTCACGGTTAGCGGCAATCCAATGTCGCAATCAAGCCAACGCCAATGGCCAAATGCCGATCGTTGCCCATACCAAACGGTTGTATTTCGTGGGCCGCCCAAATCCCAAAATGTGTGGACGGGTGCGCGTCCATCGATTGGAAACTCGCCAATCCTGCCCTCGGCTGCTGCTGCGGTCATGTAGCGGCCATAGATGGCGCTCTCGTTGGCGATGTTGAAGTCGCAGTAAAACTCCTGCTTGATCAAAGCCTCGGACATGCCTGATCGGCGCTCTTCGTCAATGTCTTCAAGCGAGATGGCGCCCGTGTCTTCTACGCTGAGCACCTGGGTGAACCAAGTTGGGTTCGTTTTGACCGTTTTGAGTAGATCAAAAAAGTGATTCTCGCCCCTCGGTGTGCCGTTGAACCAAGCAAAGCCACCGTTTTCTGCGAGGATCGGTCGAGTGTAATCCCATGCCAAAGGGTTCTGGTTTTGAAACTCAGAGAACACAACGCCGTAATAATTTCCACCGACCACGTCAAGATTGTCGGTGCCTAAAATCTGGATCGTTGAGCCGTTAATCAGCTCAATCCGCATGTCGGTTTGGTTTGGTGGTTTAGCCAATAACTCTTTTGGAATGTGATCAATCACGCGCATGCCGTTGGTCACGTCCACGTTCATCCACAAAGCTTTCCTGCCTAGCGCCGCGGTCGGCATGTAATACGCGTAATTTGCGCGCGTCTCAATTGCCTTAGAGATGAGCTTGTTAAAGCACAGCTTGTCTTTACCAGCGCGGCGATGAAAGACCATCAAACACCGCTTGTGTGAGTCCATCGCTCGCCACATTGGGAGCTGGTAATCACGCGGCATAAAGCGAAATGGCAGTTCAATCGTCACTAGCTCGCGCCTCCTGCTTTCTGTGCTTATGCATTCGGTTTCCCAAGCAAAAAGAACATCTACCGTGACTGCGGCAGGAACGGTCAAACCTTCTGCTTTTACGGTAAGGTTGCTTTTTGGTTCGGCTCATAGCTTGCGAATCACGATCTCGGTTACTCCTGAATGCTCAACCTTCTCAGGCGCGTAATGACCGGCACCTTTGCCAATTTCGCGAAGTGCTCCAGTGGCGGCTGAAAAGTCTTCAGACTCCTCTGCACTTGCGGCAATTCTAGCCAGTCGTTCAAGCCACGCCTCCTTGGATAAATCAAACTTTCGATCGGCTTTTGCGGCCACTTTTGCTCTCAATTCTTCAATCCTTGCCTTTACCTTGCTGTCATTGGCAAGCTTAGAAGCTCGCGGATCAATCGACAATGGCGAACCGTCTGGATCTGTTGCAACGTGCGCGCGGTAAGCTTGAGCCGCTGGCGTATTTAGCGCCACAGCCTGTGCAAATTGTTCATATTTAGGATTTTTCAGCGCAGGCATAATTTCGGCAATGGCATCCAATATTTTAGTTCGTCCATCGTAGCTTGTTCATTTTCAAACCAATAGTCGATTTTTTCATCTACCATTGACTGAGCGTTCAGAAATACGGTCACCCATTTCTCGTCATAACTGTTCCAAATTGCAACGAAAGGCCAAGGCCAACCGAAATCACCGAGGATCACGGTGCCATCTTTGGGAGCGGTTTCAGGTAATCTCCATGTCATACGGGTAATTTAGGTCTGTTATCAATTATCATTTTACAATTTTGAGCATCTAACACAATAGCGCAACCTGCTGCCACATGTCCTAAATGATGTGCTCCGCTTTCTGGGTCAATGTTTTCACCGTCAATTAGGCAATCAATGTGACGTTTCATTGCTGCTAAATAGGTCATTATCTCCACTTTATTTTCACGCCAATTCCAAGGGCCATATTTAGCAGCTCCTAATGATAAAGCTTTTGCCACCTCTCGATTAAAAACTGGAGGCAATAATTGAAGTTGTGGCTTTAAAGCGCCTGCTGTGCCTTTGGGATCCATAAAATTTATGCGGGTATCTCTTTAAAGGTAAATGTAGGACCAGAAAAAGCAAGCGGCAGAGTCCAGTGCCGTGATCCACCTCGGTTTTTGTCACAAAATAGGTTACGCAGCGTGTCGTCAGTGCCGTCACCATTTTTGTTTTCCACCTTGGAAATCATGAACACGCCATCAGCATCTTGGCCAATTGCCCGTGACTCGCGAAGTTTGCCGGCATCGTTCAGCTGGGATGCTGTGAGAATATGCGTGCCGGTGCGCTTCGCTACCTGCTTCATCCTGCGTGAGATGCGTGCGATGATCTCCTCGCGGGTTGCTCCCTTTCGACCCTCGTCCTCCATGAGTTGCAGGTAATCCACCACAGCAACGTCATATCCGCCATGCTCAATGTCTGAGAGAATGTCTGATGCCGTCGCGTTGTCGGTGTTGACCAAATCGCAGCCCAGCTCCGAA